GGATAGTTTACTTAGTTGCAGAAATGCGGGTAAAAAATCGTTTTGGGAGTTAAGTGGATTAATAAACTAAAAACTAAATAAATATGAAATCAAAACTCAAGCCTTTAACTAGAATTAAACGAGTACTTCTTTGGAACGAAAAGAGAGGAATAAACAAAGAATCGATTAACGAACTGTACTTCAAAATTTTAACACTCGAAAAACAACAACCTAAGAAATAATTTGTATATTTGCTAAACAATTCGGTCAGGGATTGAAAAAATATTATAATCTACCTTGACTTTGCCAATACTGACCTATTGGATTTAAGTCAAGGTTTTTTAAATTAATTAGATATGAGTAGAAACAAAGACTTGTTTATGGAAATTCGGGAAGAATTACTAAACACACACAACCAAGTTATTGAGGGGGAACTTTCAAACTTAGATGGACTTATTAAAATGCGTGAAGCTAAAAAACAAGCTGAAACAATTTTAGAAGATGTTAAACGTTTTGAAGATGAACGTTTACAAGAAATTTCAAACGAAGCGGAAGCAAACGGAGGTAAATACTGCGGTTTAGAAATTAAGATGATGAACGGAAGAAAATTATATTCATTCGGTCACATAGCAGAAATTAAAGAAATTGAAGCACAAGCCAAAGAACAAAAAGACCGTTTTCAAAATGCTTTTGAATCATTCCAAAAAGGACTAATTCAAACAACGGATGTTGATGGTGTTTTACATTGGATTGATGATAATGGGGAGCTTCATTTATTTCCTGAATTAAATTATGGAAAATCTTTCTTAATGGTTAAGGATATTAGAAAATAAATTCGTATATTAGCAGTTCATAATAACAGATGGAAGGCTCTCCCATCGTAATCGAGTGCCACAAAAAATAATATATTATGAGTACAACTTCAAATCGTAGAAATGCTTTTTCTACACCACAATCAAATCCAGCGACAAAATTCCTAAGTTGGAAATCAAATGACAAACAGTTTTCTTATTACGACAAAGAAACAAAAGAAAACGTTTTAGTTCCCCTTCCTTTAAAATTCTTAGTGCTTGATGAAATGCACTCAATTTCAGGATGGAACGATGCAACGCAATCAGGTATTTATTCTAACGAGGTGAAATTCATTTCTAAAGAAACAATGACCGTTAAGCCATTCAAAGGAAATGAAATTGCTAAAGGTCTTTACAAAGACATCAAAGAGAAAGTAAAATCAGCGGGTGGTCACTATGTAAAATCTATTTACATCATGCTTGAAGATGGCACGTTAGCAAACTTACAGTTAAAAGGTTCAGCAGTTCAGAAATGGGGCGAATTTACCGCTAAAGGAAAACAACGTTTAGTAGATGAATGGGTAGTAGTTGACAAAGCCGTAGATGGTAAAAAAGGAGCAGTTAAGTTTACAACTCCTGATTTTAGATTTTTACAATCAATTACCGATGCTGAAAGCGAATTAGCAGACGATTGTTTTAATACACTTGAAGCGTATATGAGTACTTATCTATCTAAAGCAGAACCAATAGCTATTGATGAGGAAGAAGAAATAGAAGAAGAAGAAGACTTGAAATTTTAAACTTAACCTACTTAGTTTTAAAACCACTCTTTTAGGGTGGTTTTTTTATGGTTACAAACTAAAGTTTGTAAATATAAATTACCGTTTTTTATTTAAAACAGCAAAACACACTAAACCGCCTATATCTTTATATATATTTTTAAAAAGTAGTAAAAAAATATTTTTTTGTGTAAAAAGTAAAAAAATGCTGTTTTGCTGTTTTTTATAATGTAAGCCCCAATAAAATAAAGGCTCTCAATTTTTTAATATGCTGTATTTTTACTGTTTTTAATGTTTTTTAAAATAAATGTTTTTTGTATTGATTTATTTATTATATTTGTATTTAATAATCTCTCTCTCTAATATTAATTAGTAGTAAAAAATATAAAACCATTGGGGAGTAGCTTTAGAGAGAGGCGAAACTCAATGGTTTTCTTGTATAAAATATGGTAACTATATTTGCTCATGTTAAGGATGTTGAAAATCCTTTCTACAAAGAAATTAATGAAGTACTACTATCTTTTAAAGATGGCTCTAACAAATCAAAAATAGAGAATGTTAGGAAAATTGAAGATAAAGACAAAAGGAATGATGCAAAAGCTAAATTAAAATCAGTTTGTTTCTCAGGTGAGTTTTCAAGACGTAGTGCAAAAAATTGTGTAAAACATTCAGGGTTCGCTTGTTTAGATTTTGATGATGTTGATGATGCTGTTTGTCTTAGAGATTCATTACAAGACAATGAGTACATATATTCTGCTTTTATATCCCCATCTGGAAACGGGGTAAAAGCAATTGTAAAAATACCATCAGAAATAAACGACCATAAAAAATATTACGAGGCACTTTGTGAAACTTTTGACACGCACTTAGACACTAAAACAAAAGATATTTCAAGGGTTTGTTATGAGAGTTATGATGCTGATTTATTTATAAACGAAAAATCAAAAGTATGGACTTTGAAAAAAGAATATACAGAGGTTACTCGTAAAAACAATTACCCTAAACATTTTCAAATTACAGATACTAATAAAAAAGTAGATGTTATAATCAAATGGTTTAACAAGAAATTTACACTTAATGCGGGAGAGAGAAACAACAATCTTTATAAATTAGCGTGTGGGTTAAATCGTGCTGGATTGAATGATTTTGATGCTTTAGATTTATTTAAAAATTATTACTCATCAGGTTTAACAGAATCAGAATTAGAAGCTGTTATAAAAAGTGCTTATAAAAATAAGCATGAGTTTGATACATTAACTTTAGTTGATGATAATAAAATCAGGGAGGCTCAGGAAATTTTAAAAAAGGGGGTTCAGAAAGCGAAACGAGAATTTCGCAAAGAAGGCTTAGAGGATTCGGATATTGATGAGATAGTGGATTTTGATTTTGAAGATGATTTTTTAATATTTTGGGATACTGATAAAAACGGCAAATTATCTTTAAATGATTATAAGTTTAAATTGTTTTTAGAGAATAGAGGTTTTTACAAGGTTCAATTAAATGATAAAGAGTTTACATTTGTAAAGGTTTATAACAACATTATAAATGAAATAAACGAAACAAATATAAAAGACTTTGTTTTGAATCATGTTGTTGAAGTTGATATGAATGTTTATAATTTCTTTGCAAAATCAACTTCTAAGTTTTCAGAAAACTACCTAAATCAATTATCTACTAAAGAACTTGCAATGGTTCGTGATAATGAAAATGAAAGTTATCTATTTTTTAAAAATGGTGTTTTAAAAATTACTGAAACAAATACAGAAATCATAGACTATATTAATATAGGGGGATTTGTTTGGCAAAAAAATATCATTCCACATGATTTTAATTTTACTACTGACAGTTCAGACTTTGAAACATTTATAAATAACGTTTCAAATAAAGATGAAAAAAGAAAATTGATAGTTGAAACAGCAGTAGGCTATCTTTTGAATAATTATAAAAAACAAGATGAGGGATTAGCAATTATTTTTTATGATGAAACTCTTAATGATAATCCATCAGGCAGAACAGGTAAAACATTAATATCAAAAGCACTTTCAAATTGTCGTAAATTAGTTACTTTAAATGGTAAAGAATTTAATAATAAAGGTCAATTCCCTTATCAAACAATTAATTTAGATGATAATATTATTTGTTTTGATGATATGGAACGTAGTTTTAAATTTGAAACTCTTTTTAGTATTATTACAGGTAATTTAGTTTTAAATAAAAAGAATTTACAACCTATTGAAATTCCATTTGATAGAAGTCCTAAGATATTATTTACTTCAAATTATATCCTTTCAGGTGTTGGAGATTCACATGATGCAAGGAAAGTAGAAATAGAATTATTTAGACATTACTCAAAAACTTATAAACCAATAAATGAGTTTGGAAAACTATTCTTTACTAATTGGAATGAGTACGAGTGGAATTGTTTTTTTAGTTACATGATAGGAAACATTCAAAAATACTTTAAACACGGTTTAATTTATTCAGAATTGAAAACAGGTAAAACAAAAAAACTTATTGCAAACACTTGCGAGGATTTTTATGATTTTTGCGAAAATGAGTTTTTATGGAAATCAGAACACTTTTATACTACTAAAGAGATAATGCAGTCTTATGCGGATGGTGTTAGAGAAATGCCTAGAAACATGAATATAAGTTGGTTTGGTAGATGGTTAGGAATGTATTTTGATTATAAACAATGGAAGCGTGACGATACTACTAACGGTGGAGTTCGTAAATTTTCAGTATCAGGATTTGATAGTAAAGATAATAGTAACGAGGATATAGATTTTTAATTATGGCAAACTTAAACCCTACATTTAGAAAAGAGTTAAAAGGTAAAAGTATAAAGATTGATTTTGAAAATTCATTCCAATTAACACCGTATGAATTGAATCAAATTAGATTTTGGATAAATTTAAAAAATGATAATAGATTTAACCTACCTACTATTTTGCCTGTGTCAAAAAGATTTGCTTTAGATTTTGTTGGGTGGGATTTAGAAAACGATGTTTTATTAATAAAATTTAAAAAACACCTATTCTCGTGGAACTAAGAAACTATCAAATAAGACTTTCAAACGATGCAACCGAAATACTAGAGCGTAAGAAAATAGTATGTTTATTTATGGAAGTTAGAACGGGAAAATCCTTAACCGCTTTGCAAACGTGTCACAATGTAAATGCAAAACGGGTTTTATTTATAACTAAAATAAAAGCGTTTTCTTCCATACAATATGACTACAATCAAATGAACTATAATTTTGATTTGACTATTATCAATCGTGAATCATTACACAAAATAGAGTCAGATGATTTTGACGTGGTTATAATTGATGAGGTACATGGTTATTCTTCTTACCCTAAACCATCGGTTTACGCTAAGGAAATAAAAAAACGTTTTGGAAATATTCCGATGATTATGCTTTCAGGAACACCAACACCTGAAAGCTATTCACAATATTATCATATCTTTTGGCTTTCAAATCACAGTCCGTTTAAGGAATATGTAAACTTTTACAAATGGGCAAATGAATATGTTAATATAAAACTTAGGTATTTAGGTTATGCACAAGTGAAAGACTATTCCGACGCTGATAAAAAAAAGTTTTGGCATCATATCAGATACCATATTTTAACTTTTACACAATCGGAAGCGGGTTTCACTACATCGGTAAATGAATCAGTTTTGGAAGTCGAAATGAAACCTATTACTTATAAGATAATTGAAAAGCTACACAAAGACTTTGTTGTTACGTCAAGCGATGGAAAACTAATTTTAGGAGATACGGGTGTTAAGTTGCAACAGAAAACACATCAACTTTTTTCAGGTACTATAAAATTTGAGGATGGTTCAACCCGTGTTATTGATGATAGTAAAGGTCAGTTTATTTTAAATACTTTTGCTGATTATAAGATAGGAATATTTTATAAGTTTGTTGCTGAATTGGAAATGCTAAAGACAGTTTTAAAAGATAAATTAACAACGGATTTGGATGAGTTCAATTCAAGTGATAAATGGATAGCTTTACAGATTGTTTCAGGAAGGGAGGGAATAAGTTTAAAAAATGCAGACCATTTAGTTTTTTTAAATATCGATTTTAGTGCCGTTTCTTATTTTCAGGCTAAAGACAGAATGACAACAATGGAGCGAAAAGAGAATACAATATTTTGGATATTTGCAAAGAATGGGATTGAATCAAAAATATATCAAACAGTATTAAAGAAAAAAGACTATACAAATGGAACGTTCAAAAAAGATTTTGGAATCAGTAATTCAAAAGAAAATAATCAACCGACTTCAAAAAGAGGGATGGCTTTGTATCAAGCTAATCAAAACTAATTGGAATGGAGTTCCTGATTTGATTTGCCACCGTAACGGAGAAACGATGTACATTGAGGTTAAACAACCTAGCGGGAAGTTATCGGAATTGCAGAAAGTTAGAATAGCGGAATTGAAAGATAAAGGTATAACCATAAAAGTATGGCAAGACTATGGAAGCGACTTTGAATATTAAAGGAATCATTTTAAAGTTAGATGATAGTGTACAGTTATCTCCTAACGGTAGGGATTTCAGACTATCATCTATTGAAAGTATTGGAGTAGGTAAGTGGATTGATAAGGTTTTATGTACGGGAACTATTTACAGATTTAGGTTTTTAGATTGTTACGCTGAATTTATAGGATTTGAATTTGATGAGTACGGTGTATTTAAGAGAGTGTTAAAAAAATGTTAAACAGACAACTTTCTTTGGTAGTCAATTTCAAGTTATGTAAATTTGAAAATAATTTAAAACTAAAACACATGAAACAACTAATCGGATTCATTCCAACACAAGACAAACCAAACCACCACAGAGTTAAAAACTTGACCGGTGACGTTATTACAATCGAAAATAATATCGTTGAAGTAGAGTTTGCAATCATCAAAAGCCGTAAGGTAGATACAATTATCGTATGTTACCCGCTTAACGAGTGTAAAGATTACTTTGTATCAGGAGAGGGAGTTAAGCGACACGGGTTAAATTTTAGAGAGTTTTGCACACGTTTACAAGGCTTATTTATATTTAAAAGAGGTATTGAGCAAAACAGATGGGAACTATTTTTTAATAATGTTGCAATATCAGATATATTAGGCAGAGATAGTAAGTACACTATAAAAGACAGACCTGTTCAATTTAACTATGAATTTAAAGATAATTAAGATGAAAGCAATATTTACAAAAGAGATTGCTCAAAAGATGTACGAATCGAATGAGCAAAGTTTAAAAGATTTTGCATTATTAAATTACCCCGAATTAAGGAAAAAACAACTTCCTAAGACTTGGGATGAGTTGAAAACTATTGATGGTTATTATTATTCTACATTTGATAAAGAAGGAATTGTAGAGGCTATGAATTTCCATACAAGAAGAAATGAAAACAGAATTATTTTCGCAACCAAAGAACAAGCCGAAGCATCTATTGCAATGGCTCAACTATCACAGTTAAGAGAGGTGTATCGAGATGGGTGGAAACCTGATTGGAGTGATGATAGTTTTAAATATAGTATTGGATTATTTAAAGATAGGCTAGATAAAGAATATTATAAATATAGTTGTAGTTTCCTCTCATTCCAATCAGCAGAGGTAAGAGATGAATTTTTAGAGAATTTCAGAGAATTAATATTAACCGCTAAACCTTTAATGTCGTGACTTACACCCTAACCCAAGCGAAAGACCTTGTTTTAAATCAAGGTTACGCAATTAAGAATGATGATACAGTTGGTAAGTTGAATGAGGTTTTTAGTTATATTAGAGAAGATAAAATTAAATTTTTCGGTAGTTTGAAATATTATTCATTAAATTGGTGTGATGATGAGTGTTTAGGCAACTCAATTAACCTATCCGAAATAGAAACACCTAAACAATTACCTAAACAAATAACAATTGAAATGGTAATTGAGTTAACAAAGAAACACACCAACGATATGATTTTAGGTAGTGAATTACGAAAACTTTTAAATAATTAAAACATGAAAAAACTAATCCTTATCCCTGTAATTTTATTGAGTTGTTCGAGTGATGATACAATTCCAAATCCTTGCGATTGTGTTGTTGTTGATGACCCCGTTACATTTAATGCAACCGTTAACGATGTTACAACCTTTACAACGTATTTTAACGGTGTGCCAAAATGTGACACTATTGTTATACAGATGCACTATGTAACCACAAACGCAAATAACATTCCGAAAGATGGCGAATGTTTTAAAGAATAAGTTTTTTTATTAAAAATAAAGAAATTATGAGAGAAACAACTTTAAACAAATTAATAGATTTTCTTAATGAAGAAATTTGCGAAAGACGAGATTATTCAGCTTCAAAAATGTGTGAAGTTATAAGATTGAAAATAGAAACTGAACTTTTAGAAGAAGAAAAAGACATTATTACCGAAGCATATTCACAAGGAAGAATTGACGAAGAAACAAGATTTCCATACGCAACAGATGGCGAAGATTATTTCAATTTAGAATTTACACAAAGTTCGGAATAATATATTTGTTAACGTTAAGGTGCTTTGTGCAGTAGGGATTTTGAAAACGGAACTTTCAGCCTACCACATAAGCCCAATAGTAGCACGAATGTTCAATTAACCACGCCAGCCCCTATTGCACAAAACACGTGTTATGCGTTCGGGCTTTCACAAACTTTAAAATAATGACACAAGAAGAAATCGAAGAAAACAAAGTAGTTCAATTATGCTACGACCATTTGGACAAGTTCACAGATATTTATCCAAAAGACAAAAACGCTGATGGTTTGCGTTGGGAAAACAAAATGCCCGAAAATGTAAAACTAACAGTCTATTGTAAAGGCACAAATGATGAAGGTTTTTTGGTAAATATGACTTCTGATGAATTAGGACTAGAAGCCTTAATTGCTCAAAAGTGGATTATTCATTCAGAACTTGAAGCGTTGGCAGGTCGTTCTTTAGCCTGACGCATAACGTTATGTGGCTTTAAGCAGTTGCCAATAAAACTGCCTAAACATTTAATTAAAAAACAATGAATACAGATACAAAAGAAACTTCAAATTTAGCCCAAAAGTGGCAATTGCTTAAAACCGCTGTTATGCGTTGTTTTTCTAAAATTAAATACTTTTTTAGGAATAGAAAATATGATGTTTATTGTCCTTATTGTTCAAGTTGTGGTGAAACTGGTTGCTGTTCCCCAACGATATGTATTAATCATCCGAAAGGTTTTTATTGTGAAAGAAATATGGGAGAGTTAAGGGTTTCACATTATACTTTAAATAATTTCTGGAATTGGATAGCTGAAAACAAAGAAAAAAACAAAGAAGTTTATGATAAACTAAATGAAATTTATAGAAAAGAAGATGACGAACTTGACGAATATTTAAAAATATTACCTGAAAAATTAACAATGACAGAAAAAATAGAAAAATGGTTAAATGCTTATTTTATACATATTATAGTTGCATTAATATTTATTGGTTTTATTTCTATATCTATTTCTGCTTTATACGTCAGGTTCAAATAACGCATAACGTTTTGCGGCTATGCGAGGTTGTTGCCGAATTAAAAACAGACCTCACAAACACAAACTAAATTATAAAATTATGACTGATATTTCAAAAAATGCCGAATTGCAACAATCTTGTATAGCCGCTGTTAGCGACAGGATGTGTTATGTAGTAGAGTGTTCTGCTGGATGCTACGACGATTATCATACTTGGATTGTAGGGGTATTTCCTGACGCTATTGATGCAGAAAAATTAAAAGAAGAAATAACAAATAAAATAGAAATAAGTAAAAACATTCCTTGTCCATTTAACGAAGATAGTTTGGAATTTTTAACAGACGAACAAAATGATATTTATTATAAGTGGTGGAACGAAAATAACGATGCGTTGGAATTTAATTCTGCAAGAGTTGTCGAATATCCTTTCGGTAAATCTTGTCGCTAACGGTTCGCCCGCTTGAAGCTGTGGTTTATAATTCAAGACTGGCGTTTACAAATATAAAAACAAGATTGGAATAATCAGAGTATTTTCCAAATAAATCCCAAGCCTAAACCATAGCTTCAAACGGCTGTTATGCGTTCGGATTTTATTTATAAACAATTTTCAAATTATGAACTCAAATTATTTTACAATTCACAAGAATAAAAAGCCAAAAAAAGCTAAATATTCTAAACTGTATTCAAAATTACAACTCCAAAAAATGGAAGAATGCACTCAATATTTTATTAACGAAATTGAAAAACTAAAAACAAATGAAAAACATTAAAGATTTAACTGTAAAAGTAACTTACGAAGTAGGTTTAGGAGATTTAGAAATGCCAAAAGAAGTTTATAAACAATTATTAAGAGCTTCTGAACGTGGAGACGATATTAAAATGAACTCAATGAAATATTCATCTGCTGAAAGTTGGTTGAGCGAAAATATCAGAGAGCGTGATTGCATGGAATGGAAAGTTGAAATTATCGACTTAATTTCTAACGAATCCAACGAAGCTGACGCATAACGGGTTGGTGCTTTGCGAGGTTTTTCGGAACGACACAAAACCAAGCTTCGGATTACAACCAAAGATTACAAGTACAAAACAAACATTAATATTAACCAAAAGCCGAAAATCGTCGCAAAACACTTGTTAGCAAATCGGCTTTTTAAAACTTAAAACTATGTTTAAATTAACAGGGAAAGCAAAAGAAGATTTTTTAATTGATTTAGAATTGGATTTACCACTTGAAAAAATTTTAGAATCAATGTCGGATTACGAATTATTAATGAAACAAATGATGTTTTTTGATAAAATAGTAGGATTTGATTTTCAGCACATTTTAAAGAAAAAAATCAAAGATTATCATCAAGGATTATTTGGTCAGTTTATTTCAGCTATTGAAAAAGCAAATAAGAAGTATAACGAAAGTTATATTTTATCCGTAAAACTTTAACGCAAACTACTTCATAAGCTGTTTGCTAACGTGCCGAGTATTTACGCTCGGTTTTGGAATTGAAAACATAAACTTAATATAAGCACAAATGGAAAATAGAAGCACAAAAGTTAATGAACCCACAGAAGCCAAAACTGGCGTAAATACTGTGTTAGCAGATAGTAAAAAATTTGTACGGTGTTTAGATTGTGAGTGGATTGCTTGTGAAAATCACGAAAAATGTTTAAAAGACAGGATAAAATAATTTTTTATTTCTGCTAACGTTTTGTACATAAGCGAAGGCACAAATAGCGTTGGCATTGTGTGGTTGGATTTGGGCTTTTGCTTATGTGCTGTTATAACCAGTGCTTTTAATTAATTAACTTATAAAAAATAACAATATGGAATACCAAAAATACATTGATTTAGGATTTGAAAGAACCGATATGAGTTGTAATGTCGAGTTTAAACAAACAGGCTATCACGGATTTGCTTTAGAGAAAAAAGTAAATAAAAAGCAAATGGTTTGTGTAACGAGTGGCGAACTTGATAAACCCAAACTATACATAAAAAAGCGGAATAGCGAAACATATCACATCATACCAATTTCAACAGAAGTGGTCATTGATTTGTTTAGTAAGTCCGAAAATATTGATTATATGACTACTGCTTGTTAGCATTGGTTATAACGTTTCGCAGCTACACGAGGTTTGGGATTAAAGAAGCCTTAAATTTCGGTTAAAGACTGAACTTTCGGACACAAAACCAACTTTAAATTAAGCCTAAAACCCAAATCTAGTGTAACTGCTGTTAGCCGTTTGTGCTTATTTTCAATTACAATTATTCAATTTTATTAATAT